GCCGTAGCAATGTCTGCATCCTTCTTACCGATCTTATCTTCTACACGGGAGATCATATCGTCGATAAGATTCTTCAGTGCAGGAGGTAGATCGCTAAATCTAACCTTTTGAGCTTGGTTGGTAAATGGCAACGGAAGGTTGGCAATTACTGATCCAAGTTCGCCCGCAGTTTTGCGGACATTCTCTAGCTTAGTAGCATCTAGGGCACCTGAGTCGAGACGATCGATTGTATTAATCAAATCATTCGCTGCATCAGCCGCGCCTACATAGTTACCAGCAAATTCCATATTCTCAGCAGTTTCTACCTTCTTGAGGGCGTCCTGTAGACCGGCTACTCCTAGGTTCTGCTTTAGACGAGCCAGAACCTTACGGAACTTGCCGCGTGCATCGCGAGGCTGGGTCTCGGCGGTGTACTTAGAACGACCATTAGCATCGTACGAATCCTGAGGGTTCTGGGCATCGATAGGCTTGCCATTCTTAATAGCTTCAATCTTTGCCTTTTCAGCTTCAGCTTCAGCATCAGCATTTTCCTTAGCAGTCTTAAGCTTCTCTAGGTCAGCGTCAGAAATTTCCTTCTCTGGCATTGGAGCAGCAGCTACAAGTGAAATAGTAGAGCGCATGGCAGCTACCATTGCTTCAGCTTCAGCAGATGCAGCAGTAGTCCACTCTTCAGGAATTAGAGCCGAGACCTTAAGCTGGCGAGCACGCTTGATGATATGCTTGCGGACCTTTGCACGGTCGGACTTATTAGAGCGTCCATATGCGTGAATAGCGTTCTTTAGGTCAGCTTCATTGCGAATCGGGAATGATCCATCTGGAAGTGCCTGACCCTTTTCTGCTAGTGCCTTACGATCTTCTTCCGAGATTTGAGCAAGCTCTGCAACAGCAGCAGCTACAACAGCAGCTGACCGAATTGAGTCAATGCTTGCAGTCAAAGATTCCATGCGATAGGTTGCCTGGTTCTTCTTCATGACCTTTTTAGCTGACTTAACGCGAGCTGATAGGTTTGCAGACTCTGCAAGAGTCGATAGCTCAGCGTACTGGGCAGCCTTCTCTGCAAGCTTTAGAGTTGGCTCGCTACGCATTACAGCCATGTAGTGTGCACCAGCTGCAACAAGAGCTAGAACCTTACCTGAAGCAACCATTGCACGAGCAATAGGGAATCCTGGAACGTTTACCTGACAAACAGCAACTAGCTCCAATGAGCCAGCAACTGGACGCCAGTCGCCTGAAGGAGCTGATGCACGTAGTGCACGAATCTGACGCTCAGTCGCTTCTGGGCGTAGCGAACCTGCTACCCAGATGCCGTAAGCATCTTCGCCTGCATGCACATCAGCAATTGCAGATGCGGTGTCATCGTAGTGCTTAGCTGCTGACATAGCGTCTGCATCTAGAGGAGCGTGACCACCAGCAAGAGTTAGCTGACCAACTGGAACATCCGAACCGCTATCAGTGCGAACTACGCCAGTGTGGAAGTATGCATACTTGCTACGTGAACGAGGTGGCTTAGTGGCACGAGGCATACCAATGTGGTTTACGTGCCAAGCGGCAATGTGCCCATAGACACGACCAGAATCGTCAACAGTAAGCGGGGTTGGCTTTGTTAATTCAGGGTTGCTGAACCATGCTGAAGGAGGGGTTGTAGGGATTTCCTGAGACAAGAATCCAGAGGCAACAATTGCATCTACGTTTTCTCCGCCGTCAACGGTTTCTTCATAAATTCCGTCTTCTGGAATCACGTCTGCCTCCTGGCTTGGCGTCTCTGCTTTGACGATAGAAATAGAGCATTCTTGGAAAGCAGGCTTAGGTACAATTGTAACAGCCATGACACGTGCCTTATTTATGGTAAGTTTACTCTTTTCAACTTCCTTCTCAGCAGCTTGCCCAGCTTCGATCTCTGGCTTGTCTTCTTTGGCCTCAAACTGGTCAAGGTCCGCAGAAACTCCACGTAGGAATCCATTACGAACTAGGCGCTCTGCCTCGCGGCCATATGCTCCAGTATCGAATACACCATAAGCGTTTCCAATACCACCGTCGATACGTTCCATGCGATCGATACGCCCAACAACAACAGATCCCTGGTGCCCATCGCCAGTCTTAATCTGCCACAAAAGAGGTAGAGGTAGCTCACGAATAGTCACAGCGCCTGGCTCAAATTTACGGCCATCGCCAGACTCATGGTTCTCTGGAAGAACTAGAGGAATGACGAATGACGAGCCGTCGGCTACAGCAGGAGCTGCACCGGCAACTAGCGCCATACGCTCTTTAGCGTCGGTACGGCGAGCGTTTAGTGCTGCACTGTCAATAACATTTGAAGTGAAGCTTGAGTTATGCCCCGGGTTAGCGCGGTTTCCAGTATAGATACCCGTAACTTCGTGGTGACGGAGCTGGCAATAACCTTTAGCACGTGGGCCCATGTACTTCGAAAGCTGACGAACGCAACGAGTCCAGTCACCCTTAGTACCCCAACGAATCTTTGCAGCGCCCTTACCGTGAGTCCAGTACTGGCGAAGCTCTTCTGCATTGCCACGGTTACGGTCGAAACCGCCAGCAGCAATCAGGGCAGCGTATTCAGCATCTTCGCAATTAGCTAGATCCTGAAGCTGCTTGCAGACCTCATCGGACGGTTCCCATGAGTCATCATAGATCTCGTCATCTTCAGTGAGGATATCGTCAATAGGGGTTAGTAGATCTTCCTGGGTTACTTCAGTCGGCTTACCGATGTTTTCGCCCCAAACTTCTTCCATCATTAGTTCTCGTTCCCTGGGTTTCGGCTATCTCCGGTGTACATTCCGGTAGCTTCCTTGTGACGTAGCTGGCAGTAGCCCTTTGAGCGAACTCCCATGTACTTAGATAGGTGGCGGACACAGCGCTTCCAGTCACCAGGAGTTCCCCAGCGAATCTTGGCGGCTCCTTCTCCATGCGTCCAATACTCACGAAGCTGTTCAGCATTACCGCGATTGCGGTCAAACCCACCAGCAGCAATTAGTGGACTAGAGCCAATAGACCAGAATGCTGAGAATAGCTGAGCCAGCCCAGAAGCAGTAACTGGCTTGAAGCCGTCAACCTGCTGAAGGACGTCGTCAAGAATTGAAGCATCGATAGGTACAACTGGCGGGGGGGTGGCAGACTTTAGATCAAAAACAACCTGGTCATCTTTAACCCACTGCTTATCCACGCGCTTGTACGCAGCTAGTTCGGTACTGGTGCCACTTGCTGGGATTAGGGCAACCATATCCATAACAGCGCGAGGGTCATCAGGCGAGACAATAGCAAAATATAGAGGCGGGACATCGGTGGTCTCCGGAGTCAATGGTGCAGCTGTTTCAGCCATAGTCCTTACTTCCCTGTTTTGAAGAGCATACTACCGTCACCAGGCTTCTGACGCTTAGCGCCAGCCTTGCCCTTACCGCCTAGGTTGGCAGATTTAGTAGTAATACCAGTATACTTTGCACCAACGTTAGGGAGTTTATTTCCCTGAACTGGGATACCTGGCTTTGGTGTAGTAGCCGTAGGAATTGTAGACTTACCAGTCTTAGGATCTACCATCGGACCTGAATAGGTTTTTGTTTTCTTAGCTGGAACTCCGACTACGTCAGTAGTGTCAGTTCCAGTCTTCTTCACAAAAGGAGCATCCTTAGGGGTGCCTTGTAGCTTAACCGGAGTACCCTTGTTCGAGTCAGTAATTGTAGACTTACCGGTGTTAGGGTCAATCATTGGGCCTGAGTACTTCTTAGGTGCACCCTTGCGCTCTACTGCATCTGGGCCTGGTTTTGCACTAGATTTGTTAGATCCAGGAGCATTACGAGAATCAGTTGGGCCGTTCTTGTTAGAGCCAGGAGCATTGCGTGAATCAACTGGAGTTGACTTAGTCTCGCGGTTTGAACCCGGCGCATTGCGTGAGTCGGTCTTGCTCGGGGTGCTCTTGTTTGAGCCCGGCGCGTTGCGAGAATCTGTAGGGGTCGACTTAGCCTTACCTGGAAGAATTACCTTCTCACCAGAATAGATCAGGTTGTGGTCGCCACTCTTGAAGTTGCCCTTAGGGTTTGCATCAAGAATCTGCTTCCAGTAGTCAGCGGTACTTACGCCAGCTGGCTTATTCTTCTCGGCGATAGACCATAGGTTGTCGCCCTTCTGAATTGTGTAGTCTCCGCCCTTGGCAGCAGGGTTGACTGCTGGCTTGACTGCTGGCTTGACTGCTGGCTTAGGTGCACCCTTGCGCTCTACTGCATCTGGACCAGGCTTTGTAGTAGTTGTAGGCTTGGTTCCACCAATACCGCGGAAGCCAGAACGCTTGTCTGGAATGTTGGCAGAACGACCGCCAACACCAGCACCTGCGTCAGTTACAGCCTTACCAATTGCCTTGCCAATGTCCTGAGAAACATGGGTCTTACCTTCAATAAGGTCTTTACCGCCCTTAAGAATAGGCTGAACAATCTTGCTGTTCTTATTATCCTCGGCTACAGCCTTGCTAATGCCCTGAGCCAGAGTAATCTTGCCGTCCTTTAGAACGCCAATCTTTCCCTTGTTGTCTGCAGTAGCAGTACGCTGGGCAGCTACGTAAGAAGCGAATCCAGATAGGCCGCTCTTTAGCTGGTCGCTAGATGCGGCAGACGTGCCAGAAGGCAGCGTAGCCTTAGTCATATTTACCTGAGCACGTGGCTTAGCGAAGATACCTGAAGTATCTAGTGGCTTTGTATTGATAAGCCCGCCAGCTGGAGCAGCTGCTGGCTGAGGCATTCCCTCTAAAGGCTGAGTGTATTTAGCGTCAACACTAATCGTTGAGCCGGAGTTTAGCTTGACGTCTACTAGACCGGTTTTTGCATCAACCTTGGTAATCGTTCCGGCTCCACGAGAAACGTCTCCGCCAACAGCAACCTTCTGGCCAGCAGTAGCAAATCGTCCTAGCGCATTGCGTGGCTGGTTCTCTGAACGAGCAGCACGCTCCTCCGGGGTGTCGACGCCATCTTGGTCGTTACCCTTAGTAGCTGCTACTGGTTTAGCAGCTACGGTAGCTGCAGCAGTGATTGCTGAGTCTACAAAAGCTAGGTCATCTTCTAGAAGACCTAGTGCAACTAGACGAGCCTCTTCAGTATCGATGTCATCAATGTAGACCGGAGCATGTGGGCTCTTCTCAAGAAGAGAGGCAATAACAAAAGCAGACTCAGCATCAATAATGACGTGGTCCTTGCCTACAGAGTCGTATGGGTCATCTAGAGCACGGTCGTAAGTCCAGATATCTGAATCTACGTTTCCCAGATCATCCCAGCTGCAGTCATCCCAGACTGAAACGGTACCATCAATGCCAACCTTGTATAGGCGGTCGAATCCAGAACCATCCATGCGAACACGAGCCAAAAATTCTGGACCAAAGTTCTCGTCTAGTTCATGCGCCATCTTAAATGCGTTTAGTGCTGGCTCATCAGCGTATGCATCGTACTCGTTGACGGCATATGCGTCAGCAGTAATAGCGTTTTCACGCTTAACGATAGTAGAGGCCCAACGCTGTCCGGCATCTCCGCCCCAAAGGGCCCATGCGATACGACCATTAGACGGGAAGTTGTCCTCGCCTGGAGCCCAGCCCTTGCCCTTTTTGTCAACTTCGTGACGAGGGAAGTACTTAGCGATGTGGCGGATCTTTTCGATGCCGATCTGGCCACCCTTTGCAAGAGTGCGTGCAGTATTTAAACCAACTGGAGTGCCGCCGCGGTGGTGCTTCTTATGCCAAGCCAATGCCTTCTTGGCTTCTGCCTGAGCGCCGCCTGGAATAGTATACATACGGCTAGCTGCTGCAGTTAGAGCATCTTCTTCAACAGTTACGGCAGAAGAAACTAGAGTATCTAGCTCTTCCGAAATTTCTAGACCATTATCACGCCACATGACGTTGCGGCTAGCTAGAACTAGGTCAAGCGGTCCTGCATCTAGAACTAGGTTTAGAGCAGTGTCAACAACAATACCCTGGTTACCCTGTGAAAACAGGGCCAGGTTGTCTGAAGAGCCGAGGTATTGAGGCATTTTGTACCGTTCTTAAGAGTTGATTAAGCTGATTCTTCGTCTGTAGTTACGTCTGGAATACCGTCAGCCTCTTCGGCCTCAGTTGCTAGTTTTGCGTACTTCTGAACTTCATCAAAAGTAAGTTCATCCTGGTCATAAAGTTCGATAGCGACGTGCTCTGAGTCATCGTCGTCAGCTGCATCCCCTGCAGCAGTGTAGTCAGTAGACCAATCTAGAGAATACACGAGGTCTCCGGCAAGGTCAGCTAGGTTCTCGTCTAGCTCGTCCTGGCTCATTGATACCCAGTCAGCATTAAGGCGGACTGAAGCACCAAAGGTGTGGTAGGCGTGGATAGAGTCTACAACCTGAGTCTCAGGGTCTACGTAAATGTATACGTTAAAACCTAGTGTTGAGTTAGCCATGTGTATGTTGTTCTTTCCTCATGTAGGTCTAGGCGCATAATAGAGACACGCCTAAGACAATTTTACCTTAAAACAGAGATAGCGACTAAAGAAAGCGCTTCAGTCTGCGATTTATGACTAGCTGTTCCAGTTCTGGGTAGTCATTAGCCTTTTCCATGAGCTCCTCGTCGCTGAGAAGACTAAGGTCTTCGATAATCTCACGGGTGCCAGTGGTCTCCGTAATGGTGCGGATCCAGAGTTCTGGGTTATCAGTATAGTTTTCTTCAGCCATGATAAAAGTCTATACCCTATTTCTGGTTAGCACTAGCTGGTTTAGGCAATTGAACGAAATCCTGACCGCCATTTGCAATTGCATACTTAATCATGAAGTCTCTAAATTGCGGAGAAGCTTCTCCGGTAGCTAGATACTTAGCAATAGCTTCGGCAATGTGCTCTGCCTCGGAATCCTTAGAGTACCCGCTGATAGGGGTGTTACCACCAAAGTCAGATTTGTACTGCGCCCAACGGCGGGCTGGCTTACGGTTCTTCATGTAGCGATACCATGAGTTAATAGGGACGCGCTTGTATTCCAAGATGTGCCCAGTCTCGTGGAAGAGTGTGTACTGAAGCATGGTTAGGTCACCATTTTTTATTGCTTCTTCTGCAGCGAAGTGGTGCTCTAGCTCTTTATCGCCGTTAGTGTGCTGGTTCTCGAAATCCCAGCTGTGAAGCTGGATTCTATTGGTGTGGAATCTAACTACTGACCCGATGTTGCTGGCATAAGCCAGGACGCCACTAGGTCTAAACTCTGGATCATCATTAAAGATCCCGAATTGATAGCGCACGCCAGGGGTGCTCCAATTATTTACATCCGGGCTATATAGGTCCATATTTTTAGCAGCTGCAGTAAAAGCTTCAGTAGCGTCTTTTAGCTGACTAGGGGACAAAACATGCCCGCTACCGGATCGCTGAATATTGAACCTAGTGCCTTTCAATTTTGGATCGCTAGGGACAATGACCAAGTCGCTATACAGATTCTTAGGGGATCGGCCCGGAGTTTTAAACAGCAATGTGACCGTAGCAACGCGCTTGGACACGTTATTACTAGCCTGATCGGATACTCTATCGTCCCAGTGTTGAGCATGTGTGTAGAGCTGGAAACCTTCTGGGATGTTCCCAGCTAGCTCGGTTTCGGCATTAGACTCGTCAGCAGATGCTTGAAGTGCGCGTAGCTGGTTCAGTGTGTATTGTTGACTAGCCCTGCGGGTGTAGGTACCGACCGACTCATGAATAGCTCCGGCCTCGTCGGCAAACTGGACATTAGCATTAATTTCGGCAAGCTCGGCAGGGGTGAGAATAGGGTCAGAAGAAATCTCTGGCTTGTAGCTCTTAACTTCACCTCGAACGCCTGAGTAGCGAGCCTGAAGTGTCTTGTTGTAGTTCAAAATATCCTGAAGACGCTTTTTGTACAGATTCTTAAAGGTGCTAACAGTAGCTTCGCCAGCAGTGCCGGAGGCAATCAGCTTCTGCAGCTTATCCTGCATAGCAGCTGCTGCAGTATTTAGGTTGTCAGAGTGTAGAACCTCATCGGGAGAGTAGTCGCCTAGCAGGTGATCATCTAGCCCGTTATATAGCGAAAGAATGGTCTCGTTGTCTAGATATGAGGAAGTCTTCTCCGTTTTAGGGGTTAGCTTAGATAGGTCAATTGGGATTGGTGTGTTGTTTGTCGCTGCTGGCTTCTTGAAAGAGCTCAGGTCAATGTTTAGCGGGGTGTTATCTGCTGGAGCATCCGATAGAGGCGACGAGATTTTGATAGGGGTATTGTCTACCTTGCCAGTCGAGATCGATTGCTTAATTACGACTGGTTCTACTATCGGCTTGTCGCCTCCTTCGGACTTATCCGATGAAGGCTTTAGGCTTTTGGGCCCTGGCCACCAACCATCTGCTCTGGAAGATATCCAACAGTTTTGACTTCGTTAGTCTTAAGGTCACGGTAGGTGACTACAACAACTGGCTGACCATCGATTTCAGTTAGGTCGGTGTCCATAACGGTACCAACCTTAGTGAAGTCATTGTCGAAGATGCCGTCACCAGTAATTAGGTCAGCTGCAGGCTTTACAGTCTTGTCTGCCTTAGTAACCTTTGCATCCTCGTTACCCTGAGTTCCAAGGTTAGGGTTAGCAGCGTTAGTTGCTGGGTTGAAGCCCTGGTCTGCAAGGTCAGCAGCTTGGCGCTTATTGTCTGCAACTGCATAGATGTTCGGGTCAAATCCACGGCGAACTAGCTTCTCTTCCTTGGTGATCCAGCCCTTGTATGAGGTCAGGTCAGAAGCGTGACCAGCTTCAATAATATCCATGTTCTTGGTCACAAGCTTACGGCGAGTTCCGTCACCGAAGATGACGTATGCTGCGTCGGTATACTCATTAGGACCAGCACCAGAGCCAACACGTTCTACTAGGTTAGCAACGAAACCAACTGAGCGGTCACCTTCATTGTTGTACCATGCTACGAACTGTCCAGCCTCAACCGGAGTGATTCCATCGCCTGAAACGTGCGGCGGGCGAACCTGGTTACGGAAGTCATACTTCTTGACCATTGCAGCGTACGCAGCAGTTACAAATCCAGATAGTTCCTTCTTGTTTGCGTCAGGAAGGTTCTTCTTGACTCCAGCACGAACTGCTGCAAGAGCTAGCTGACGAGATGACTCATTGTCAGGCAGGCGTCCCATGAGGCCAGACATAACTTCGGCCATGCCGATGCTGTCCTTGTTCTTAGCTGCTTCCCAGAAGCTCTGGATGAAACTACGCTGAACGTTACCAATCTGGTTGTTAGAGAGGCTTGGGTTGAAGGTACGGTCGCGACCATCAAGAATACGGTTGGTCATCTCTGGAAGAGTTAGTAGGCGGTATTCCTGCAGGTTCTTGTTTCCAGCCTTGTCGTTAAACTTGTCACGGAAGTAGCCGAGACGGTCAGCTAGGTTGGTGCCAGGTCCAAAGTGCTTTAGGTAGTTAGGGTTTGGCTGTCCAGCCTTCTTACCAGAAAGTAGCTTCTCCTGTAGAGGAGACTCTTCACCAGCAAGGATACGGCTCATGCGGCGAATACCATTAGTCTTACCGTGAATAGCTGAGTACGAATCCTTGTAGTCGTACTGGAAGTACTCGGTAGACTCGCCATTTTCATCAGTTACCTTCTGGCTAACCATGAACTGGTTGCCTTCGGTACGGTTGACACGGCTTTCCATGGTGTAGGTCTTGCCGTTAGAATCAGTGAACTTACGACGCTCCAGAACAATAGTGCCGTCTGGGGTTACAGCGGCGTCAGGGTAGTCCTTAAGTAGCTGCTCAACGATAGCGTCGGCACCAGACTTAGACCCCTTGGTATCTAGCTTGCGACCGAATAGTTCCTCATCTGAGATAGGGGAGAAGTCAATGTCCTGACCCTTATCCTCGCGTCCAGCATCAATTGCCTTAGCTTCAGGAGTGGTCTGGTCTAGCTCTGGAGTAGGGGCAGGCGTAGCCTTGTTTCCCTTAGTTCCAGTCTTGTCAGTCTTAGCAGCCTTCTTTGGCTTTGGAGCTGCAGGCACCTCCGGAGTTGGAGTTGGAGTAGCTTCCGGTGCCTTAGGAGCTTCTGGAGCTGGAGCAGCCTCTGGAGCCTTAGGAAGCTCTGCTACCTTAGCGGCCTTAGGGGCTTCTGGAGCCTTAGGCTCTGGCTGAACTGCGTCAGGGCGGAAAACAGGAGTAGCAACGTCAGTGTCAAGAAGAATTTCCTTAGACTCGCCGGTGTTGTAGTCCTTAGCAAACACAGTCTGGGTCTTAGATACGCGGTCGCGCTCGCCAGGTGCTTCGAATACATAGTCGGTGCCACGGTCGTTGAAAATGTCGCCAGGCTCCATAGATGCAGGCTTGGCGGTTGTCTTCATACCCTTCAGCTGAGAAACAGGAGTCTTCTTGTCGGATACTGAAGCCTTAGCCATCGAGATGATCTCATCTACATTAACTGGCTCGTCGTTGCCAGCCTTGTTTAGAGCGTAGTCAACCAGGTGCTCGATGTCCTGCGCATTGTGCATGTCGCCAGCAATAGCATCGTACTCAGCCTGAGCCTTTTCATACTCAGCGGAGAGGCGCTCTAGCTCTGGAAGGTTCTTAGGGTCAGATGAGTCAAGCTTAATCATCTGGTCCATAAGATCTGATGTCTTATTCCATAGCTGACGTTCCTGGTCCATAAATGCACCTGGCTCAGTAGCCTGGTCAATGGCTTCATTGCCAGACATCGGCTCGGCGGCATCTTCTGGAAGCTGGGCAATAGCCTTACCTTCTGGTGACTCCTTGAAAGCAGACTGCTCACGGCCCTCTGGAGAGTTGATACCGTCGTTAACAAGACGGATGTCATCTGGAGTAATTGGAGCGGTGTTCATATCCTTTAGCTCTGGGATATCAGCAGCGTCAGTCAGTCCGCCAAGGTTGTCAGCGTTGCCTTCAGTCTTGATGCCCTTTGACTTTAGGTAGCTCTCTGGAAGAGTAGCACCAATTAGCTCAACGTGCTTGGTCTTGACTTCGTAGATGCCATCAGGAATACCCTTGTCGCTCATGTTCTGAACTAGAAGACGTACGGTGTCAGGGGTTCCGCCAGAACCAGCTGAGCGACCAGGAACACTAGAGACCTTGCCATTGATCTTGAATGCAGCACGAAGCTCGGCACCCATCTCAATCCACTGGCCAGCACCCTTACCAAACTTTAGACGCGGTTGTACACGCCAGAAGCCGTTGTTTGCTCCATCGTTAAATCCGATTCCTGCAAGAATGGTTTCTGGGTTAAATTTGTCTAGATAAGACATGCGTATCCTTCTTTTTGAACGCTGACACTGCGGTAAAGTTTTCGTGCTACAAATAGCCTACTAAAAGTTTACAGAAGACTGGGGTATGTTATTTGGATTAAGGTAAAAAATAACCCCGGCGGGTAGGCCGGGGGTTACTTTTTTAAGTTTAGCGAATGCCTAGAGAAGCCTTGATCTGCCATGCGTGCTTCTGTAGCGCTGTCAAACGGTCAGCTGCGTAGTTAGCAATGTCCTGACGGTTGATATCATTTGCAACAGCAAAGATCTCGTTGAACTTCCCAATAAGGATTCCATTTACTCGGTGTAGAGATTCAAGCATTGCAATAGTGTTTCCGCCATCAATACGTTCTTCGTGAATAGAGGTCAGCTCTAGGAAGTCGGTTAGAAGGTATGGCGCTTCGTGACCTAGCTTAAGGATGCTCTCTGCAGTGTCATCAATTGAAGCATCGATATCTTCATAGATCTCGCCGAAGAACTCGTGATACTCATTGAAGTCTGGGCCCATAACATTCCAGTGATATCCGTGAGCAATGTTGGCCGCTACTGTAGAGTCTGCAACAGCGCGAGCAAGAAGGATAGCTAGATCCATACCTGACTGCTCTGGCTTAATTTCGTGCATTTCTTCAATTGGCATAACGGTCTCGTCTAGTGGGACGTCGATGTATTCATTCATATTGGATTAGGCTCCTGGTGTTGTTGGTGCGGTGGGTTCTGCTAGTCCGGCATCGGCGGGGGCAACTTCTGGAGCTGCGCCTGGAGCCGCAGGGGCACCTGGAGTTCCGGTTGCCTGAGTTAGTAGCTGGTCTAGAGCAGGTGGGATTGGTGCTGCTGACTGCTGCTGCTGAATGTCGCGGGTCATGTTCATAACATCCGGAGCAACTGCAGTAAGCAAGGCTTGAGTTAGCTCAGGGGTAACAGCACCCTTGTTTAGAACGATGCGAAGTGCAAGCTCTGTAGGGTCTGGTGCATCCTGGTCTGAGAAGCCATGGGTGCGACGCCATGTGTCAAATGATACAGCCATCTTGTCGAAGCCTGCATCTGCATCTGCTGCACGGTCGTTACGAGTAGCAACAGCCGATGGGTCATACCAAATGTGGAGGCGGTTAACATCTGCCTTGTCGTAGCCATTAGCGATTAGGTAAGGGCGTAGGTAGACAACAGTAAGCGCGTCAACAATGAGCAGCATTAGAGGTTCAATGTGTGCCTTGTAAAGTGACTCGTCGATCTGTAGAGCGTTTGAGTACTTAACGTTAGCCATACCAGAGACAACGTCCTTAGGAACGTCTAGACCCTGCATGATGCGCTCAAGAACACGGTCAGCACGAACAACAAGAGAGTCGTCAAATGAACGCTCGAACTTGAACTGCTTGATCTTGTCGCCAAGGTCTGCAGGACCGCGGATGATTAGAGGAACAACAGCAGAAGCTGAGTCCTCATCCTTGATTGGAGTGGTCATCGCATCGATAAGCTGGTCTTCAAAGTCGTCAGCAGCTTCTTCAATGTTGTACTGCTCATTGTATTCGCCATCTTCATCATACGGATAATCTGGGTCTGGAGACGCAGCAACTGATAGACCGTCTGGCAAGTAGAGGGCACCTGCATTGAGGCGAGAACGGGCCGTAGCACGGAAAGTACGGTTCAAGAGTAGTAGTTCCGCACAAAGGTCTAGAAGGCCGCGTAGTGAGCTGTCAGACTCCTGGCTATAGCGTGGGTGAGCCTTCCATACGCGTCCAATGAACGCATCCTTTGGAAGCTTGATGGTGTCCTTAGAGACATTCATCGAAGAAGAGCCACCAACACCACGGCGGGCATTGATAATGTAGTTGCCCTTCTGGTCAACCTGAAGCTCATCAACTGAGCGGATGTCCCATGATTCAGGGAGCTGAGAGCCGATACGCTCTGGAACCTGAACAAGGTAGCACTCGCCAGTAACCTGGAGGTTTAGGGCAGCGTCCTTAAGAAGACCAGCCTGGCCTCCATAGGCAGAGTCAAGACGGCCTAGGGCACGCTCTGCAGCAGCTGCAAGGTCGCCCTCGATCTTCTTTGACTTGTTAACTGGGACTGGAGCCTCGGCTGGATCGTCTAGAACAGCTGCGTAAAGTCGGATACGCGATACGACAGACGCCACAAGGTTAAAAGCATATTTAATTTCACCAATTGCATCGTAGTACTCCCACGCTTCTGACTGCCACGCGGTAGAGGCAGACTGGCGGCGAGATTTAAATGACTCGGCCTCGCCCTTGTCGCCAATCTTAATCTGAGCAGCAGCTGCAGTTAGAGGGCGTGGGCTAGAGAAGACTGCAGGTTCTGCACGAATTACACCGAACGAGTCTACTGAGATGCCAGGGCCTACCTGAGTAGCGTTACGGGCAGCAGAGGCACGAAGACCTTGCTGGCGATTAGCAGCTTTTGGCTGCTGGGCGGAGCTACGCTTAAAAATTCCCAAGAGGGTCTCCCTGTCAATCCATACGAGAGGATACTATCCCAACAAGTGCGGAGATAGATAGTACTAATGATACCACATACGCAAATGTCGGGACCAGTAAATAGAGCACTACTACTAGTATAGACGCCCATAAACCGAAGCACCAGAAGCAGGTGAATAGGTAGCCTAGCTTTGTGTGGGGTGGGAACTTCTTCCAGATAAACTCGCGCAGTGGAGAGAAGATTTCGTCAAGAAGAAAGAGCCTAGTTAGGCGGTAGGTGGCTAGCGTGAGCAGAACAAACGTAAACGGGTCTACTGGCATTACTCGTCCTTGGTAGAGCTGAGAGTCTTAATTGGATTCCAGCTACGCAAGCGAGAACCGCATCCGCAGTTGGTGTCTTTTTTGAAGGCAACAATCTTTCCAGAGGTTGTGATAATGCGCATGTCAGCTCCCTTGGAGGTTTCTGGAATGAGCTCGGTGTAGGGTTCGCGGAATATGATTACTGGACCCTGTGGGCCATCAGCTGCAATCACAATTAGGTCAGAGGTAAGTACAACGCGAGTCGTCCCGACATAATGGGCACCCTCTGAAGTCGGCATAGAGCGAACCTCGGTGACATCCTCTGTGAATCCGGCAGGAACAACAGCAACGTGAGCTGGGAAAACATCTTTAATAAGTTTCATCGTACTCGGAATGTTCCTCGGCCTAGGCGAGTGTCAGGTAGGCGGCGGTCAGAAAGAGACTTAGCTCGGATCTTTCCACCGGTGAACCCAGGAGGTGGCTTGATTAGTAGGGCAGTGAGCGCGTGAACAAGTGCATCGACGCGGTCAGGAGACTTTCCTTCGCCTGGAACCCAGGAGATCATCTGAGACTCAAGATCAGCCAGATGACCAACATGGTGGACTCGCCCTTGCTCGTACGCAAGAGTAATAGGCTCAGCCCGAAGCGCTTTACCCTGCTTTGAGTGGACTTCAAGGACTTTAATTGTTGGGTCAATGGTATTGATGGCATTGCGAACCAACGCACCGCCCTGGTTAACTTCTGCAACAACTGGGCAACCCCACTTCCTCGCCATCTTGACAACTTGATTTGCCCAGACATCCGGGCTTCCGAGTACAGAAGCATCTTCTAGTACCCAAGCATTGCGCTTGTAAAGATCATTATCTGCGGTAGAGGCAACAACAACGATTCCACATTCATCTCGCGGGTTCTCGGCAACGCTCGGGTCAACGCCGATTACTCGTAGAGGTGTAGAGAAAGGATACTGGATCTCTCGTCCAGCTTCAATAGACTCTTCAGTCCAGAGAGCACCCTCCATGGCTTCAAGCATTTCACCGTAGAGCTCCTGACGAGCAAGAGAGGTTCCCTCGTAAACGCCAAGCATGGTGTCCATGTATGCACCTGAAAGGTTTCCGGCGTTGTCCATAGTTGAACCGCGGGTGATGGAGACTCGGCCGGTGGCTGCTTCTTCAATGAGCTTGTAGAGAAGGGGGGTACGCTTCGGGGTGGTGGTAACTAGAATCTTCGGCTTTGCACCAAGACGAGTACCAACGCGGAGGTTGTCAAACGCGGTCATGCCCGCAGCATCCGGGGTTTGACGCCAAGCCGCGATCTCATCGCCCCATGCGTGAGTGAACTGAGGGCCACGAAGCGAGTCAGGCTCATCAGCGGTGAACAGTGTGGCGGTATTTCCGTTAGGCCAAGTTAGACGACGCTTCGAAGGCTCATAGAGGGGCTTCTCGGATGGCGGAGTGACATTCATAATGCCCGACTCACCTTCAACGATAACGTCACGTACGTCAGCAGCAGTACGAGCAACAAGTGCGAAACGGCGTTGGCCAGTATTAGTGTACTTCGCTTGTTCGCGAACCCACTCTGAAGCCAGACGGGTATTGTGGGTGACTAGCATCTCTTCGCCGACAAGATAGAGCTCATCATCATTATCTACGGTGATGCAACAGACAGGGCGTGACTCTACCAACTCTATGTTATGAACATAGCGGGTAGTACTTCGGTTAGGCTGTCCTAGGTGGTTGCGATCTGATAGCTGCTTACGCTTTAGCCAGCCACCGCCCGATCGGGTTGTCCACGTAATGCGATACTTTGCGCCACAATCTTTGCCGTATATGGTAGCTCTACCAGTAACTATATTGGCGCGGTATCCGAGTGAGCGAACTAGCTCAGCTACATCTAAGGCCAGTGTTTCACGGTTGGTTGTTATTTCAAAAGTTCCGGTTGAGCGGTCGCAGTGGCCATCTGAGTCAATAAGTCCGGCAAGCAGATCACGGCGTTGCTGCTCTGAAGCACGCAAATAACTCATTGGAATATGTTTGTTATTCAGCACGTCAAGCGTTCGTAGCCTCGCTTGGGCTGACTGAGCACGTTCACGCATGGAGCGTTGACCAAATCCAATAGTCCAAGTTTTGCCATCTTTAGAGCGCGGTTTACCGTTGAAAGGCTCGCCTACTTCAGCCATTAAGGCTTTTAACTCATCGATATCTTCTGGCCCCATAGTCACCTCAGCGGCTGACGACGAGCCATCGCCTAACCATATGCCAAGTACCCAAGGGTGGATTGGTAAATCAACTTCCGGTAGGTGCAATGCTTTATTGATCGGCATTTGCCAGTTGGCTTCAGGATTAGCCTGACCAATGGTTAAGCCCTCGTCGAGCATTTGCTGAGTGGTTACAGTACGATACTCTCGCGCAGCTCGTCGATCTTTGCGGGCGCGGGCAGTCCACTGGTGGTCCGCATCAGCAACTACTTGAGCCCCATCGCTAAAGGTTATGCGGTAGCAGGTGCGGTTGAATTGTTCACCAGTATGGAATGTTACCATTGTCGGTTTACCATCCGCACCTAGGACACGATCACCTGGGCGCAATTCGCCCATCGTTGACCAACCGATAGGGGTCGGCACTGGCGTGTTTACGTCTAAAGCTTTTCCAAACCCACGTCCGGCTAAGACGAGCCAGATGTTCCAGTCGCCTTCAGGAGCTTGCTGCTCGGGACGACCCCAAACAGACCAGTCCCAGAGAAGCTGTTCTGGATCCATGCCTTGCAGTGCTTCTTCGCGCTCTTCTGGCGGGAGAGCGGCAAGGATCTCCATAATTGATTTACCCATGTGCCTAGTTTACCCTGTTTCCCCAGAACACAACGTAAAGGTGATGTCCGAGATAGATGTCTAGCGTGTAGTAGCGCTTGGTCTGCTTGGTAGTTTTGAAAGCGTCTAATAGGATTCCGTAGTAAACGGTCCTATTTCCCTGCTTACGCAAGTTATAGTGTCGGAATCCTGGTAGACGTAGTGGCATCACTTAACTAGTGCTTCCCAGTCATACTCCTTGGCGCGGTTCTCGGCAACAATTGGAGTGTAAACCTTAGAGGTAGCAGTAACTGGAGTCTTGTAGCCGTAGCGGACAAGGCGGAAACGTAGTGCACCGTGAGTTACGCCGAGACGCTTTGCCAAACGGTAGAGGGTTACACCCTCAACAGTGTGTGCGTAGTTCAGTAGCGAGGTATATTCCTCTGCTTCTGCGCGGTACTTGATTCCATTGGAGCGAACTAGCTGTGCGTAAGGCTGAAGCTCTAGAAGCCGAGCAAGAACCTTCTCTGATGGCTCAATGTAAACCGGCTTTGGACGCTCTGCCTTGATTGGCGGAGTAGGAATGTCGATAATCTCTGAGATATCCGGCTCTGGGGCCTCCGGAGTTAGCTTAGAGATCTGTCGAACACGCTCTCGGGTGAGTCCAGAGGCTACTGCAATAGCCTCAAGGGTCCACTGCTTGTGGCGGAGCTCTCGAATGAGGCGATCGCGACCTTCGTTTGAAACAAGAGTGTCAAAAACTTCCTTGATTTCAGCTGGAAGCTCTTGATTCTTCTTAACGTAGTTGATTTCGGTAGTCATTTCGTGGTCCTTTGTCGTTATTTGGTACTTGAAGTGTATCTGGTGGGTTGGTGGATGTCAAATTAAGTAAACTTGCGGCGGTTGCGGGTGAAATCTGCTGGAACCTCGGTGATTTCGAAGCGGAACTCATTGTCTTCGAGATTAATCTGGGTCTCTAGACGCTGAACGTTGATTACAGACTCAAGAATCGTAACCATTCGCTCTAATTCTTCGGTTGTAGCCTCAATTGGATAGCTGATGCGGATTGTGCAGTCGAACATGTCGAATACACCGCTGGTTGGGAGCGACTCCCTTAGCTCATCGGCGCTGTGAAGCTGTAGCTTTATTGTCAAAGTCTTCTCCATCTAGAAGCAATCCTCCGTGAGGGTCGTTGTCGTAGTCGCCAAATGGCGTTATAGACACTATAAACGCTGCTGCTAGAAAAAGCAAAACGAGAATAAGCGCAATCGCTGAAAATACGGTCAAAAGTACTACTAGAGGGTTAAAAACGGGCATTTTTATCCTTTTTGGCTAGGTATTTGATAGTTTCTGGGGAAGCTACGCCTAAAAGGGCGGAAATGTGCTTCTTTTGGAGGGCAGCTAGCCTCTTTCGGGCATAGTGATGGGCCAGATAATAGGCGGAAATGGCGATAGATACTAGGGAAAGCGTGAGCAATACGCCTAGTAGAACGTAGTAATACTTGTCTTGTGTAGTCATCATGAGGTTATCATAGCATATGTTGCCCGGGGAATGGAAATAGGGCCCTTTATAGTCGGCCCTAGGACTTTACTTCTGGTAGGCAATGCTTGGTTGGCTTACCTTAGAGGTGGTTATTCACGCGTAAGGATACGCCTGAATTCAATGATGGAGTAGTTTCCGCCGAAGGTTCCAATATCTTCAATGGCAGTAACATGGCCCTTTTTAGGGGCGTGGATCATTTTACCGTCTCCAATATAAATGCCAACGTGATATGCGGAGTTAGATCCCTTATACGTGAAGGCAACAATATCGCCTGGCAGTGGTGAGGTGGTCTGAACGCCGGTATTGGCTTGGAGAGTGGCTCGGTGCTCCAGAGAGGTTCCAACCTGCTCATAAGTCCAGACAACGAGGCCTGAACAGTCCCAACCTGAGGGAGAGGCACCGGAGAAGGCGTACCATGTGTGCCCAACAGTCTTTTTGAGACGTTCTAGGGCGGTAGCCATCTTCTGGTTATTGAGCTCAACTAGCTGCGCATGGGCTGCCTGCTGCTCAAGGAGTGTCTGCTTAGCCTTTAGGGCTGGCAGATTAGCTAAAAAGTTTGCACTAGATAGCTGCTTTGGTGTAGCGGAGGTGCTTATTGTCATTGTATTTGTAGAAATTTGCTCTACTAGAGCTGCATCAGACAGATCTGGGGCCATTGGGGCTCCTACTGCGGTTGATGCGGTGAGTAGAAATGAAATCCATTTCATTAGGCAGCCTACCTTTCCTGGTGAGAGTTAGTACTCAGCTGTTTCTTGTCTTGGTGTTTCTTATTTAATTGTGGGTGGTACTTGTCAGAGATGCAAAAAAGCACATCCAACCTTTTAGTGGCTGAATGCGCTCCCGTTTAAATATGGTAGCACAATAACTGCGTCTATTATGTCGGATTTTTGGTCGTGATGCAACTTGGGACGTATTTTTTGAAAATTTGTGGAGGGGGATTTTAGAAATAGGGGCGTCTAAGGTAGGAGAATTCAAGGAGGAATTTGACAACCGACGGCACTAGGGTAAGGTTGACGTTGAAATGCTTTTGGGGTGCGAGAGGGCAGCAGCTATAAATCGACCCCTCTCGAAACGTTTCCTGAATCGGCCGTGGAGCACCGTCCGTCACGCCAAAAGATGGAGTAGTCTACCATAACCCGCGACCAAAGTCAAGCATGTTTTCCAAATTGATACATGCCCGTTTGAGAAGCATGCCTATCCTACACCCTACGCCAACAACCCCTAGCCACGTGAGCGACAAGGTGAGCACGCTCATGGATTCTATGGCTGCCTATCATGCCTAGGTGTTCATGCACACGCCTAATGCCCGTCTCGCTAGCGGCTACCCATGAAGGGTTGCTTGTTGTTCATGCTCTCATCAATCGATAGCTCACGCGCCCGGTCATGGCTAGACAAAGGTCATGCTCAGAATCTC